GGCATGATTAGCCTTTATCAATTTGTTCAAGTTTGCGTATTGCCCACTCAATCCCAGAAGTGCCACCCCAAGCATCCCACATCAAGCCTCCGCAACCTTTAGAGTAAGGAACATCTTTGTGTTGCTGGTGTCTTTTGAAAGATGCCATCCTAGCTATGGTTTCCCTTGAAATTTTTTCTCCATTAGCTAATTGATTTGCACGAGCCCAGCCCACAGGAGTTCCGCAGTCTACTTTATTTTTGTCTCTATACTTTAGAGCTTTTTTTGCATTATTTGACGCAGACTTAGGATAGTCATTGTAGGTTGCGAAATCTAAAGACAGTAGGCTTTCTTCATCCTCTACAAATCTGTCACCAAGGATTGAAGTTTCCATTTCTTTGTCCTTAGCCATTTTCTTTAATTCTTCTTCGTAGTTCATGCCATTGTTAGCAAAAATTGTGCTTTTGCTTGCCAACCCATTCTCCAATAAAACAGCATCTGTTTGGGCATCCTGCCTACGGTCTAAAGTTGGTGCTGTTGACCATTGAAAGTCGAACCCTTCATATTGTCCACCATTGCCCACAGGTAGCTCGTCATTATTTTCCCATTTGTAGATTCTCCATTTGCAAAGCCTACGCAAGAATGATGACTCGATGTGTTCTCTAATTTGTGCAAACCTGTGATTAGTTACAGCTCTTGTTGCTTTTGAGCTACTGAAACTTGCATTACTCCAGCCAACCAAATTTTCTACGGTAATGCCAACAGAACTACAGGCAAAAGAAATAAGCTGAGTTAAGAATCTATCTACTCCATCAACTGCACCACCCTGGACCGTCTGAACTGACTCTCCTGCCTCAAGCAAAAGCAAGCTACCAGAATACAACTTTTTATAGCTAGAACGCATTGGCTCTTCTGCAAATTCATTGCCATCCCATCTAGCTGAGTTTGGTTGATTGCTTGTAATAAAACCTGTCAGAGCTGATGCAGTTTTTACTTTAGCTGTGTATGCTGTTTGCACCTCATGTATGTCCTCTAAGGTTTTGGTTGCACTTGCAAGCATAGGTGTTCCACGCAATTGTCCAATTCTGCTAGTGTTTGCAATGTGGATCATATCTTTTGCAGGAACATATTTGCCTGTCGAGAAGTCAATCCTGCCGTCAGTAACACCTGCTACCCTGTAGGCAATGGGCAATCCAAAATTATTTAATGCAATGCCCTCAACTTCATTAGCTCTTCTCTCTGCCGGGTCATGACTACTTGCTATCCTTTCGCTCGGAATAAGTTGGAAACTGCCTCCTTTAGTAAGCAAAACGAAAGCCTCCCCAGCAAGTAGCATATCAGTAATAATTTGCCCAAGCACCTTTTGCATACCATGACCTGTGATTTCACAATTTTTAAAGTATCTGCGGAAAGCATCATTTGTCAGTTCTTGGTTAATATTTTCTTCTGATGCCAAAAATTGGCAACTGCCAAGGTTACTTACAAATACCTGGACAATTGACTTTGCTATTGGGTTGTTTCTTTCGAGGTCTCGTAAGGTGCTTAGTAGCTCAAGCCTGTTGCCATGACTAAGAACTTTTTCCTCAGTTTCAATAATTGAACTACGGTCAAGTGCGTCCTCATGTTTCCTCCATGATGGTCTACTGCCTGCATAGCCAAACTGCACAGGCTTTCCAAATTCGTTTAATATTGTCTTCTGTTGCATACGATCATCTCCTTGAAAGCTGGGTTAAGTGCTATTCCTTGGGTTCTTGCATTTATGATTTCAAATTCCTGCTCTGCTTTTTCTAGCTCTACCCTAATTTCTTCCTGTTGGCGAAATGATTTATTTGAGCCTGCACTTGAATATTGAGTAAGCCCCAAGGTTTCCAATCTTTCTAAAGTTTTTTCTAGCCTTTGGATTCTGTTACGCAAAAAAGTCAATTGCTCCTCATCGGTGCGGTATTTGTATGTAGCCATATATAAGGCAGGTTTGTCTACTTAAATAGCAATGGGTAACGACTAGGCATATATTTTTTCATGTCCTTGTAAAACTCCTTTCTCATTGCGGTCTTGAACAAGGTTGCCCTAGCTTTTAAACTAGCTAATAGCTTTTGCTGTACTCCTCTTTTTGCTGACATTTTTATGCCTTTAGATTCTGTAATGATTGTCAGGTTACTACCATTAAGCATTTTTTTTGTGCCTCCTAATCGACGGAAAACCACCTTCCTCACATGAGTGCTTTTTATTGCATTGATGCTGTCCTTTGAAATTCTGTTTGTTGGCATTTTGATACCTAGCTTTTCTGCCATCCAATAAAACTGACCAGCAGTTATTCCTCGATTTTGTATGGCTCGCATGGTTCTGTCTATTTGTTGAGGTACATATTGCCCAAACATTTGCTTCCGTAACCATGCTTGTCCTTTGTTGCCTCCCTGCCTTGGGTATGGGTTGGCATATAACTTAGCACCTGTTTTGAACACTTTTTTACCATTCCTTGTCACCCATCTTGGTTTAGCCCTGCCTGCTTTCACAGGCTCTCCAATGTGGTAGAACCTTCCATCCTTTTTAGTAACAAGTTTGCCACCATCCCCACCAGCATGACTCAGCCCTTTTGGCATTCTTTGGGGAACAATCCCCCCCCTAATCTTGCCCCTGCTTTTGCGTCCTTTTATTGATGCAACTTTAGTTTTAATGGTTGCACCTCTCAGAGTCATGCCAACTTCTGACTCCATTGCTTTTTCAAATGTTTTGCCTGACAACTTTGCAAGCCCTGCCACAGCTTTTTTAAAACCTGTTATGTCAACTTGGCTCAGTTGTTTTTTTGCCATTACATTTCTTCTGGTCTGTGTGTCTCGCTTAGGGGTCTCCTTCTATTATCTGTTGGTCTGTCTACCTTGGATGCTATTTTTGATTTCTTGAAAAATGCACCAAGTGCCAATCCATAGTTCAAGCAATCAAACCAATGATTTTCCCTGTCCACTTGTTTGAACTCAAACTTTACCCTGCCATTTTTGTCTCTCATTTCTACCTCAACTTCTGCTAGCAAATGGCGATACAAAAGGTAGTCAGCATTTCTGTACAATGCTAGCCCAGCAAGTTTCATATTTCTCATGCGTACAAGCAACCTTTTGAAGTGTAAATTATTGATGTCAAACCTAGTAACAGTTCCTTTTTTGGCATCATCTTTTCTACCATCAGTTGTATTGACTTGAATAATATTAAGTTGCCCTTGCATGGTTTGTTGCCCACGCAGGGCAAACCACTTGTTTCCGAGCTTTCGCAGGTTGTCCAAAACAAAGCCTGTATTATATGCAGAGTCAACTCCGGCATAGTCACATTGATAACGGTTGTAAATATCGCTTAGGTCTTGGAAATTATCTGCCCTGCCATTGTCTACAATGTGGCAAATTCCAGCATTATCATGAGCTGTTACCATCCAATAAAACTCATATTTTTGCACATCACAGGTTAGCAAAATCAAAGAGTTTGCAGGAACTTCTCCTCGAGCATACTCGCTTTCCAGTTGCTTCATTTTTATAACATCTGGTGTATCTTCTGTGTCATGTTTCCAGGGCATAGCCTGGAACGAGTTTCTAAAGTCTTGTAGCTGATTTGTTCCTTTGGCTTCCAGGAACATTCTAGCAGAGTCTTTTATGGAGATGTAACTACTGTACAGGCTATTAAGGTGGTAACCTTGGTGGGCTTCATCAGCTAATGGGTTTGTAGCTTCCCAATGGCTGGCATCTGAACTGACCATTTTGTTCTTGTCTGATGTAGTGCTAACTTCATGCCCACATGATGGGCAAACTAGCCTTGCAGTATTTGCAGTTGCATTAACATCCAATTCACTATCTGCAAAGACTTTATCCCATTTTACAAAAAAACTAGAATCGTTTTCTTTAAATCCAATCTCAAATAGCTCGTTGCATTTGAGGCAAGGCACACGAAAAGTTTTATAAGTGCTTTGTTTAAGGTGGTGGAAAATTGTTTCTGCCCCATCGTCTACAGTTGGGGTCGAAGCAAGGACAAAAAGTTTTGATGAACCATAGGCTTTAATTCTGTTGCTGGCTAATTGAATTGCACCTGCCTCGTTTTGGTTGTTTACGCTGGCTTTATCGCACTCGTCAAAGCAAACAACTGCACAGGGAAAAGAAGCGAGCTTAGATGCACTACCTGCACCACCTAAATGTACATTGCAGGTCTTGAGGTTGTAACTCAGAATTGAAAAGTTGTCTGGGTTGTCTGGCAGAATTTTTTGCACTTCTGCAGATGCCCTCATCATTGGTTGGATTCTTTCCTTGCTAATTTGCCTAGCTCCTTGGTCGCTTGGCATTAAATACAGAACAGGCTTTGGTGTTTTTGTTATTACATATAATAACCCAATGTGCATCAATGTAGTTTTGCCTGTTTGGCTTGCAAAGCATACTGTCAACCTGTCTGTCCTTTTGTTGCCAAATTGGTTCAAGGGTTCTGTGAGGTACTTATTAAAACCTGCACGAAAGTACCCGGCATAGGGGCTAACTTCTTTGGGTATGTAAATGTGTTGCTCTGCCCACTCGCTTACAGTCTGATCTTCTGCTGGTTGAAATATATGTTGAGCAGTTTGTGTAAGGCTATTCAAATTTTATGTTGTTTGTGGTTTCGTCTGATTCCAAAGATTTACACAGATTGGCATATATATTTTTGAGTTCTTGCTCCAAAATTGCCTCTGCCCTGCTTGGGTCTTCTGGGTTCAATGCTGATGCCAAGTTCTCTGGCATTTGGTCTAATTCTTTACGCAAAGGGTAAAGGATTTTTGCCAAGGTTGCACTCAGTTCATCTTTGTCAACTAGCCTACCCTCCCTTTCCTCAACATTTAGTTTTTCAATTCGGTTTTTCAATGTCAGGTTTGTAGCCTGGCCCTCTAGCACTTTGCCCCTTAAATCTATTAAATCTTGTGCCTCAAATGTCCTGCCACCAACTTCTATTTTACCAGAGCCTTGACGAGCCAGCCCTGCCCTGAGCCTTAACCACTCCTGTGCATCTTCTTTGTTTTCTGGCATACCCATCTTTATGTATTTATACCAAGTCACTCGATGTATGCCTAAATCTTCCCAAGGTTTAGGTGCTTTAGATTGCTCTACAATTTTGCGTTCCTGTGCTGACAATGTTTTCCCTGCCTGCACTTTTTTGATTATATTTTTTAGGTCAGCTTCTAATACCTTTTCTGCAAGTTCCGGCAATAATTCTGTTTTCTTTGTGTCAGTCATCTTTTTTTGCCTTTATACATACCAACACCTAATTCTCTAATTTTTGAAAATGGAATTTCTGGTTTTGTAATTTTGCAATTTTTATCAATCAAATAAATATACTTAAACTGATATCCTTCTAGTATTTCTACATCATATCCTTCTGTTTTTAGCTTAGGAATGTCGCTTTTTTTTAAAAAAGAACTAGTCAGACCTAAATCGTAAGTTTTTTTAATGTGGTGAACTTTTCCGTTTATTTTGCAAATGCCTGCATTTTTTGAAATACCCACTAATTTAAAACCGCTTGCTCTATATATCGTACCGTCTCCACATTGCGTACCATCTGAAAAGCTAATTATCCATTTTATGTGAGGTGCATTTTTTTTTATAATTTTGATAGCAATACTGATACACCTGCTTTCAGAATTTCTAGGCAATGCTTCACTAAATGCCATTCTGTTAAGTTCAATAAATTCATCCCATGCTGTTTCTTCTACTAATCTTATAGTTCCCTTTTTATTTATTGGTGGCCCGAAAGACATAACACCACCTAATCTATTTTCTAAAAAGCAACCAAAATGTAGTTTACTGTTAGGAACTACCTTACCTGAGTAATGATGTAGCTTTACAAATTCATTAGCTACATTGGCTGGTATTACCTTTAAGAATATTTCTTTGGCTTTACCCATAGTTAAAATGCTTGGAGCGTTGGGGTAGGATTTGAACCTCCCTTTTTAGCTTGGAAAGCTAATGTGTCGCCAGTTTCACTTCCAACGCTTTTTTTACCTAAATCTTTTGCACTCAATTAGAAGCTACTTCTAAATTAAATTTTTTGCATATCGCATAAATTAAATTTCCGTTTTTGTTTTCATTCAATGAAGATTGTGCGAACGGCAGGTCCTGAGCATTTTGCAAAGCAAGGTCAATTTCCTGTGCTTGCTCATCATGCAAGACAAATGTTTTTTGCTGGAAAGGTTGTTTGTCTCCTTGTGCTAAATTAGGAAAGTCTACTTCTTCAATATTATCCTGACTTTCTCCCTGGTAGAATTGTGACATTAGGTTTTCTAAGTCTTGCTTGCTATATCCTGTGAAATCTAAATTTATTTCACCTGTATCTAATTCTTCTATCAAATCTTTTAGTTTTGCGTTATCAAATTCGCTTAGTTCTCCTAGCCTATTATCTGCAAGAAGATGTGCTTTTTCGTCAGCAGGTGTCGCAAAGTCTTGATAACTAACAGGCACTTTTTCCAAACCTAATATTTTGCTAGCCTCGAGTCTGCCATGCCCTGTGACTACTAGCTTTGATTGATTGCTTACAACTATTGGTGCTCGCCATCCTTGATGTTTGATTATTTGTGCGAGCCTAGAAATTTGTTCTTGGCTATGAGTGTTTGGGTTTTGTGGGTTTGGTTTTAATTCGCTAATTGGTACTAAAAGAATGTTGCCGATTTTATTTTGCATAACTGAACACCTGTCTTAGCAAGTTAAAGCTGTCAATTTTTTTGTAGCCAAAACTGAAAAATATGGTGTTCGCAAAAATACCGAGGCGCACAC